TCTTAACTAATAGCTCTTTAACTTCATTGCGCCTATCTATAGTATCATCGCCATATAACATTTCGCATTTTATACCAGCAGCTTGAAATTTTTCTAATAGGATAGTGCCGTGATTGATTTGCTTAAACAATACCAATGGTGTATAATTTTTACTTAATAAACCTTCGGTCTGTTTAAGAATAATATTATTCCTTACTTCGTTTTCAACTATATACTCTTTATATACTGATTGATATTGATTATTATTTTCTAAATATTTTTTAGGAACTGCAATAAACTTAATGATAGGAGATGCTAATAATTTTTTCTCTATTAATTCTGATGCCGGAACATCAATTATTTGTTCCCCAAGAATACCATTAATCAATAGATCGGAATTATCATCTCTAAATGGGGTGCCGCTAAATCCATACAGATATTCTGGATCTATATTTTTATAGATTTCAGCTATTGTGCTCGTGGTGACAACATGACTTTCATCAAAAATATGTAATTTGGTTTGCCCTAATAAGTTAATTATCTTACTATAATTACTTTGATCAATATCTTTTTCTGATAAAACAGAGTCATCATCAATAATTGCAGACTTGTCTAAACTCAATGCACGACCAATAGTCCAAATTGAAGCGATTGTTATTCTAGCTGGATCGCAAGTTCCATTGCCTACATATCCAATTTTTTCATCAAATAGCTTGCTAAATAATTTATGAAACTGATCTAATAAATCTAATCCTATAACATATATAATAGTTGGCTTATTTAACTTAGCAGTTATTAGTGCTGTGCATAAAGTTTTACCGCTGCCAGTTGCTGCTCGCACGATGCCACGATCGTATGTGTTAGTAATGTCATTGATTCTTACCTGATGATCTCTTGGTATTAAATTATGTTCTTTTAACTTTTTTGAGATATCAAGGCTGCCATTAATAATCTTGGGCGAGCGCTTATCATCTATGGTAAAAGAAATCTTTTTTTCATCCAAGAAAGACTTTACTTTACCAATCAATCCTATATTAAACTTATTACTTTTGCTTAATAAATAAGTAATTCCGCTCCACCCATTTTTGAATGCTGGAGTATATTCAACTCCTGTTAATCTAAATGATAAAAACTTGTGCAGCCTTTTAAGGCAATCCAAGTCTTCTGAAATAATTTGACATTTTTTGTTGTCTAATATAATAATTTTAGTCATAGTTTTGCCGAGGTAATCTTACTAGCTTATATATATCTAGCAACTTTCTCTCGGCAAATAGACTATAATTTATTCTTCTTGTTTCGCTTTTTTAGCTTCAGCTTTTTTTAATTTCTTTTCGGCTTTCTTGAGCAAATAGAACTTCAAACTGAACATAGGGTTTCTTTTATTTTTAGACATTATTTTCTCCTACTTTTATTAAGCAGCTTAATCTCAGAAATTTTTTCTTCATTACGCTTTATATGTTTCCATCGTTTGCCGCGCAAAATATCATTTATAGTCTGCCGCTTGACACTAAATATAATTGCAAGAGTAGCTTCTGTAAATTTGCCAGTATAATACATATCTAGCATATTAACCACTTGCGACTCTATAAGAATAGAGTTTTTATTATTTTCACCCGTAGATTTTAATACTATTTCTAAATTGTGCTTTTTGCCATAAAATGGATTTAATATGCCGATTTTAATTTTGGCTTTTGCTGACATTTTATTTTTAGATTCCCGTGTATGTTTATACCCAGATGATCCCTCACCGCCATCAGTTAAATTATAGCCATTCTTTGAGTCTCTAGTTTTATGAAATTTAATCCAAAAAGCTTCTTGATCCAAAGCCTCTTTTTCTAAAAAACAAAAATCAATACATCTAAACCAAAAATTATCTATTCCATATTTATTTATTGCACTATGAATATACTGTTTATTAGTTAATTTTTTAGAAGTTGTAATATGCCGATTCCATCTTATCTTAGGATTATTTGTCTTTCCAATATATTTTTTACCATTAATTTTATTTTCAATACAATAAATCCAGTATAAACTCATTATTTTCTTCTATCTATTGTTCCGCCTACAAATTTACCAAACGTAGAAGATTTAGATGCTATTTTATCTTTTATTTTTTGTGCGGCAGAAATTGTCTCATCAACACCGGTATCTAATTTTAGAGAAAGATTTCTTTGTTCGTCTTTACCTTTTATTTTAGACTGTAATTCAGATGTATCTTTTTTAAGCTGTTCAACTCGATCTGCTGGAAGCCCTAGCCCGCTAAAAAATGAATAAACTTTAACTACATTTTCGGGAGAATCAGTAGTATAGATTCCCTTGAATACTCCCTTTGGTTGCCCACAAAAATCATTAACCATAGCTACAGCATAATTTACACTAGAATTTGGAATTTTAGACCAAACTTCTTTATTAGCTGCCACAATAAACCCGGCATATTTAGTTTGCTTTAAGTCAAAACCTGCTGCCAATAAATTATTATCTAAATTATTTACAACAGCCTCTGCTATTGCAGTATCTTCAGTATAATTAGTAATAGTTAACTCACCATAAATACTTAGCCCCTCACCGTCAATAAGTATTTTTGAAAACTCCATAGGATCTAGCGCCTTAATGGCTGATGGCATAATAGAAAACGTATTAAATGCGTCTAATGTTTCTACAATAACACTATTTGCTACATTATAAAAATCCATTTGATTAACATCATGATAGATGGCTTCTATTTTAGCATTATCAACTACTATCAAATTACTTATTTTTTTATTTTTTGCAAATGCCGCCAACTTAGCTAAAGTTTCTAATGCATTAGATTTAGTTTGTGCATCATCTGTGTCCATCGGCATTACAGTCATAACAACCAACGGTTTACCCAAACTTGTCAATAAATCCACCATAGTCTCGCAAGAACCGGCTCCAGAGCCTCCGCCCAAGCTAAGACATAGAACATTGACCTGAGAACCGGAAAGCCTCTCATTGACCAATTGGAGGATTTCTCCTCTATGAGATTCTGCAGCTGCCCTACCAATTTCTAACTCTTTAGAGGCTCCACCGACCCCATGTTCTAAAAGCAATTTATTAGAGTCTGGGATATCGATAAACTTTAAGTCCTGCATAGCGGTATTAACAACCACCGAATCATATCCTAATTTATAAAAAGCTTCTGCTAATCTAGATCCTGCTTGACCTGATCCGACTACACCAAGAGCCAAACTTCTGTCTTTCTTTGAAACAATCTTAGCTGCCATCTTACCCTCTTGTTGTTTAGCTTGACTCTTAGCCCGTAATTCTGCTAACTTATTCATATCTACTGCTTCCGGCGATGCGGGCGCAATAGGCTCACTTGAAACATCATCGACCACTTCTACTGATTTTGTTTCTTCTGTTGTTTTGGATGTCGCACTCATTATATCTCCTTGCCAATCACTTATATCACTTCAGCATCCAACTATTAATTTTATACCACTCTACGGTATCAACAATACCCTCTTTAAACTTATAATGTGGATTCCATCCCAATTCTTTAATTTTAGAAGCATTAATAGAGTATCTGAAATCATGACCCTTTCGAGGATCTTCAATGAAATCAATAAGTTGGTGACCGGAGCCCATAGCATTACAAATCTTTTGGATAACCTCTATATTGGTGTATTCTTGATTGGCAGCAATATTATATGTTTCATTGGGCTTGCCATGATTGAGAACCGTTAAAATTGCCCTAACGTTATCAAAAACGTGAGTCCAATCTCTAATCTGAAGCCCCTGACCATAGATAGGTATTTTTTGGTCGCTCATAATGCACTTTATAGCCTTCGGTATGAGCTTTTCAGAGGTCTGGCGGGGTCCGTAGTTGTTGGATGACCTAGTAATGTTATAAATTAACCCATGGCTCTGGTGAGCCGCTTTAACCAGAAGCTCTCCACAAGCCTTGGTTGCCGAATATGGATTTCTAGGGTCCAGCGGAGACTCTTCTGTCCAAGGCTGATCTAACTCACTGGTGAGCTGACCATAAACTTCATCAGTAGAAATATAAATTAATCTTTCTACTTTATGTTTGACGCAGGCATTGACAACTACTTGAGTGCCTAATACGTTAGATGTAACGAAAGCATTTGGATCGGATAAAGAATGATCTACAAAGCTTTCGGCGGCGCCATGAATAACAATGTCTGGTCTTTCAAATTGAAAAATCTTATCTATAATATGTGAGTCTCGCAAATCAGCTAAATGAAAAACATGATTTTTGTGCGAGTACAGGGCATTAGCATTACCACCGACCCTGTCAATGCTAACAAAAGAGTAAGGAAGTCTCTCATAAATAGCCTTACGAATAAAATTACTGAAAATGAATCCACATGTGCCGGTAATAAGAACTTTTTTCACTTTATCTGCCTTCGTACAATCCATATTTCGAATCTTTATTATAAGTGGATTGATCTATAGTATATCGAGACATCCATTTGGTTCGCAAATAATTTACATTATGTGGCATAAACAGTTTATTGGCGGGGTTCTTCTTTAGAGAAGCGCTCTCTTCATGAAAAATATTAGTCTTACCGCAATACACAATTTTCTTATCCATATTATTTCTAATAGATAAACATAAATCTACATCGTCAAATGCCCAATGATAGTTCTCATCCATTCCATTGGCGCCAGATTTATTGGTTGTGCATGCATTTTTAAAATATTCGGCTTTAGTAACTAAAACTGCACCAGTGACTACTTGAAAAAGACGATTTTTTTCTGCATTATTGTCTGACTTTTCGCCCAACCTAAAGTGAGTTGGCGTGGCTGTACGATCTACGAAGACAACTCCAGCGTGTTGCAGCTTATCTGTACCAGTGTATAACAATCGGGCACCAACGGCGCCAACAGATTTATCTTTTTTAATTATATCTATCATATTATGAATTGATTTAGTATCATTAAAAGTAACATCATTATTAAGAATCATAACTAAATCATCATCGTCAGGGGAAGCTTCTGCAAAAAGAAGATTCATGCCAGCAGAGAAATTTTGCAAATTATTCTTATACGGAATAACTTTTACCTTATCTCCCCATGAAGATGCGACTGCCACCGTGTCGTCATTAGACGCATTGTCTTTAATTAACCAAGTATAATTTATGTCATGAAGAGCCGGCAATAAAGACTCTTTAAGTTTAGTTAGTTTATCGCAAGCATTCCAAGTTAATGTAAGAATATAAAGCATATCTTTCCTTTTATAAAGCGACCCTTAGCCCGCCCATGAGTCCAACATTGCCGTCAGTTCCAATATGAAGTGACGGACCTATATAAGCATTATTCATTAATGGAATACTTTTGCCAACATTGTACATTACTGGAGTAATAACCAGTTGCGGTCTTTGACTAATTGTTCCATATCCTGCGCCTACCTGCAGTACTGAAAAATCCGGTTGTGTTTTATATCTTCCATAAGACATAATGCCAACATCTAAGCTAGGCGTGAACTCACCTCTAACCGGAGTTAGCCCAACACCACCATCAACACCTATAAATAATCGTGGATTCCACCAAGACCATTTGGCTTCTGGAAATTCTTGTTTAGTAACTGCTGTTTTGATAGGTATATCATATACTTTATCATCTACTTTAACAGTAAATTTATTATAGAAATAGGATCTTTGATTTTCATCTAATCCAACAACCGTGGCTACCTGATAATCTCTAGCCTTAATGTCAATATTCCAGGGCTTCTCTTGCCATGCGCTAAATCCAACCGTACCAACTGGCACTTTAAGTGTGCCGAAATCTTCATTCAAAGCTAGATTTTGTTGAGCTTTCATATATCCATATGGATCTGGATTTTTAGGATCAACTGGATTTGGATTAGTTGGTCCTGGTCCGGTACTAGGAATGTTAGTGCCGTGTTGCCCTTGGCTACTAGCCACAATAACATTAACAGCATTTACTTCTGCATGCAGCTTTTCCAAATCATCTTTTATGGCTTTGAGATTAACGCCACTATCGGTGATATACTTTTCTAAATCTGCCTTTGTGGTCCATTGACTTTGGCTTCTAACGATGCCATCAATTAATTGTTTTTGCTCCACCATTTGGCTCTCAATAGCTAATTGCCTATTAGAGTTTTCAATTTGTTTAAAAATAATGAATCCAAGCGCACCCACTAAAACGATGCCGCCTAACCAAATAAGAATTTTTGTAGATAATGACATAATAACCTTACACCTTAATTAACATATACCTGTCAGATATAACACTTAAAAAATTATTGTGTTTTGCCCCACTTCTTTACGAAAATTTGTCTAGCTTGTGAATATAATTTATGAACATTTAATTGCTTACTGGTTTGTTTGCCAAAATGAACCACTGGAACTGGAACCACTTCCATTTTTATACCAAGCTTCCTGGCACGAAATGATAGATCGGTATCCTCAAAATAAGCAATGCCAAATTCTTCTGAAAAGATTTGAGCTGCTGGCATTCCGGTTTGGGTTACTTCACGCGGCATATGCAATTTAGACCAAATCTCTCTGGAGGCTGCCAAACACCACCCGCCCATATAAGAGTTGCCGGTTAACTTATGATTAGCCTCTTGCACAAAATTAAGGTTCTTGTCAAGCTGCCCCATAGTTGGTCCAACCAGCCCTCGTGGACATGCCTCAATCAAAGGCTTAGTCCAATCAGTAAAGTTAGATTGAACACGAATATCATTATTAAGAAACAATACATTAGGGGCAGTAGCTAAGCTATAACCAATATTACAAGCTTTAGCGAAACCCAAGTTTTCATTATTTCTTTTATAGATGACCTGCTTAGCATTTGATAATACTTGTTCAGTTTCATCGGTGCTAGCATTGTCTACAATAATAATCTCATGATCGTCTGGTAGCTGTATTAAATCTCCCAAGCATGCACGAGTAAAATTAAATTTATTCCATACCGGAATAACGATACTTAATACTTTACTCATTTACATAACCCAACAATTCTTTCCGCCACCTTGGTCCAAGAATAGCTAGGAAGAAGCTCCTTCATTTTGGGAGAAAACTTCTTCAAATAATCGTCATAGTTAGCGATGACATCTTTTAATTTAGCGGCAGCCTGGTCGGTGTCAGGGTCGAAGACGGCAGCATAAGGAGAGGGCTCCCAATATTGCATACGATTATCCGCACGAATTAATTTGCCATCGATAAGGATTGAATTATCATCATTCATATAATCTAATTGTCCGCCATAACGAGGCGCCAGCACTATCTTATTGGCTGCCATTGCTTCCAATCCCGGCATCCAGAAGCACTCCGCGTGTGTCATAGTCATAACCACATCGCAGGCGTTGTAAAGAGTTTCAATATCTGTAATAAATTCATCAATTATTTCAATTTCCGCGTGATTTTTATAAGTTGATTTAAAATCATTAAAAATTGAATTGAAGGGAACGTCAAACTGAGGATTCGGACTCTTTTTGGAAATCTTCAATACCAGACAGACATCATCATTTTTAGTAAAGGCTTTGCCCCACGTCTTTAATAAGCCTGGAATGTTCTTCCTTAAATGAGGTTGTGCAATATTACATAATATCTTATACTTCTTATAAGTTTTAAGAGGGAACTTACCTAGATTTTGAAATCTATCTAGATGAATACCGTGAGGTATCATTACTTGATGATCTTCTGCCATACCATTATCGGTAAATATCTTTTTAGAAAAATTAGAAGATGGTAATACTTTATCTACACATTGCCCAAACTTTGCAAAAGCTTTAGGCAGAACAGTAGTCTCATAATTCCAAATACCAAATCTATTCTTATTGCCACGAGAAAAATAATTGCAAAAATTTCTTAATGCAGTATATGATAGTTGCATATCATAATTTGTATCTAATTTAGAACTAACTAAATCAACATAATTAAATTCATTTAGCGGCATATCTTCTTGAAGATATCCCTTAAGATAAGGTTTCAAATCTTCTGGGAAATATTGATTTCCATTTGTAGAAAATAGATCTACATCATGCCCCAATTTAATTAGTTCGCGAGATATATTTTGACCGACGATGCTCCAACTATGATTTTTTCCAAGGAACCCAAACCAACAGATTTTCATAAACCATTCTATATCAGGTCCACAGAGAACGTCTAATTTTCATTAGACGCATCAGCATTTCATCCATTTTCTTTTCATTATCTTCTTCGACATTTTTCATAACTGCCCAAAGTTGATCTGCCTCTCCATTTTTGCGCGCGGCTTCATTCTTACGAAGCTCGCACCAACGGCGAAGCAATTCGTCATAGGCTTTGTGTTCTTCTTTTCTTCTTATGGTCCACCATTCAAGAATGTCCTTAGCTTCTTGTAGAGTTTCGTGCTGATGCTTGTATCCCGGATCTGCATTGATTTCCTCAAGCGTATAATCTTTAGTTAAATCATAAGGATTTTCTTTAAAATATTCTTTAAGCAAATTGAACACGGCATAAAGCATTTTTTCGGGAACATCATGCCATCCATAACGATAGCAGTCGATATTAGAAAGCTCCCCCTTACCACAGGGCTGCCTTAAATCCAACATATGAAAGCGCCTACTGGGAATGAAATGAGATACGATCCAGTAGTGAGCGTCTTTAATTGGTCGGGTAAGGCGCATCCATACCTTATATCTAAAGAAGTCTCCAGCAGTTTCGGCAAGCCAATATTTAATTGGATGAAGTCTCTTTACTTCTTCGTGCCAGTCCTCCCAGGTATAACCAACGCAATCAGGAGTAAATTCTCTAGACTGAAGGGCGTTGTATTCGGAGCGACCCAACTCAACAGGTCCGGGTAATTTTAATAATTTTCGTAGTGCTAACATGCCAGCAACATAAGTCGCATAAAATTGCTGTCAAGCCCCGATTATGATGGGGTTGGAGACGGCAAGTAAGGCACGAAGTTAGAGCTATGAGCTAGCGGCGGTACTGCGTAATATGGATTATTGTAAGTCATAACTAAACGAGCCATTTTGCAAATTGCAGTTTCAATCGCACTAGATGGATTTAACCTTAAATGGATCTCATAAATAAAATCTATATTGCCAAGACCAGTAGTACCAAGAGATAATAATGATTTAATATCTTGTGATCTAATTACTGTTGCAGTAGCAAGAGACGTTGTCATGCCAGTTAATGAAATATAAGCATTAGTTGTTTTATTAAATAATAAAATTTCAGCAACATTAGACACATTAGTTGTTTCTAAAATAGCTTCTAATTTAATTGTTGACAGTCCTTCTAAAATAAAACTATCAAATTTGAAAGTAAATGCGCCAATAGTTGCAGGAACATATCCATCATGTGATGCTACGCCACTTAAAGAAGAAATGAATATTGGGTTCTTATAATAGAAGCTTGGATCTAATAATCCGTATCCATCAGTTCTAGGAATTCTATCAGCATCTGGTATTCCAAGTGAGAATGGAATGACTCCAAGCAAGAATGGTGCAAATTGATAACTGATTCCAGACCCATTACTTACCATTACTGTTCCGTAAGCGCCTACGCTGCTTAATCCAGTACCACCATGAATTATTGGTAATACTCCTGTCACATCAGTTTCTAAATCAACTAAGGCAGAAGGTCCTCCAACATTAGCTCCGCTGAATACGCTAATCAAACTTAGCATATTTTGCACCTTAACTGAATCAACAAATAATGGTTGGTTATTAAATCCACCCTTTTTCAAGAATACATTGATTTGAACTTTAGTGCTTAATGTTTCTAATACAGCATCTTGATATAGATTAGTAAAGTTTAAGGTTAATAATCCGGTACTATAATCAATTGATACGCCCATCTTGCCATCTACAATTGCTCCCTCTAATAAATCATCACTTATCCCAGTCGTGTTGGGAGAGAAAGATTGTACAGAAACAGAAAGTCTTAATTGATCGTTTGCTAGAGCGCTTGACGTAACATATGTGCAGTCAGCAAATTTCATAGCTGGAAATCCCAAACGAGTAATACCAGTACCAGTATAATCAGAAATAAAATCATCTAATATATTAATGGTTCTTTCTGATCCAAATAGTCCATCTGGTATTTCTAATACGATAGTGCCAACTTCAAAGTCTACCTTATAAAATTCGCCATCAGGTCTCTTAAGTTCGCCTGCCTCACCTAAAATTATATTATTAGGTGCAAAATAATCTACCCGACCTGGATCAAAATTAGGTTTTGATCCATAAACGCTACATTCGATTCCATCGACTCCACACAGTGTTGGAGAGAATCCAGTCAAACTGGTGAAAACGCTTGGAACTAACTTAGCACGACTATTAACTAATATTAATGATTCTTCCCATGTCAATTTCTTTTCAATTACAATTATTGATGGATTATTTAAAAAGTCATGAGACTTAAAATATCCATCTGCCATAAATGCATCAGGTACAGGATGAATTTCAGCAGTCGAACCCTCAAGAGCCCTAGTGCTTGGATTAGATGCATAATCATCTGTTCTATCAATAAATTTTTCTAACTTAAATTTAACGACATTAAAAGTTTTGCCAATATTAGTATAGGCATTTGTCATTGGAGCGGGATACACGGAGGTTGGAGATGCGCTTAAAGGATACCTATCTATATATTGTTGAAGCAAATATCCATCATTAGTTGTAATATGAAAGTCTCCATCAATATCGGCTCTAAACATCTGAGATATTGTTTCATCATTCAATATAATTTTTCTAATTGTTATAACGTCGGTAAGCAAATCTACATTTACAATATCAAATTTTCCATATCCATCAAGCACTGTTGGAGTATCGATCATTAATTTATAGCCGTCTAATCCAAAAATAGGGGAAAATAAAACGCTGGCGCTAGTAAATTGGGCGCTAGTAATATCAGCCGGATTTGCCACTAAGATTCCATCGGTACCTTCTGCTATCACATATCCATCAGATGATCTTATTAATTGAAAATGAATAGAAAATTGATCGGTAAATGGACCTCGCATAGAGGTGTATCCATTGGTAATTGTCGTATAACCATCTAATATAGAGTACTCTGTATTTACGGGCGGACCTAATGTTAAATCATAATTTAAAAATTCATTTAATAAATTTAGATCTTCAATAGTGACCACGCCATCACCATTTACGTCTCCTAAAACCATAGAACATAAACGAGCGTTTGCAATTCTATAATAAATGGAAGGCTCATCTGCATTGGGAATAATTTTAGCACCCTCAAAATCTCCTAATACTAAATGAGACTGTAAATCAGTAATATCTGTATCATACCTAGATGTATCTGTTTGATCTGTAATAATTTTAATTAATAGTTCATCGCCAACTAAAGATGCACTATATAATTTAGATTTAATAATGGATTGAACGGAATCAAAAAATTTCGTATTTTTATCTACGATAGCTCCAATAACCAAAGGCTCAGACGCTTTTTCTAAATTAATAATATCGATAGTATTTAATAAACTAATTTTAGGAACAAATTGCTGTCTAGATAAAATTGGATTACCAGTTCTTTGATCTGGAACTGGCACAGTCTCTTCTGTTGTTGCTGCAACGACAGCCCTATAAATGTCATTTC